CAAAGGAACTTAAAGAAATTAAGTTCTTTTTTTTTGGCATAATTTAATCAAGAAAGGAAAGATAGCAAACTTATTAGATTTGTTTAAAACACATTTTGAAAAGTCATTAATTGCTATTTCCTTTCTTATTTTTTTTATGAAAGGAAGAAAAAAATGGATTTAGAAGATTTAGTAAAAAAAGCGAAAGAAGAAAAAGCAAAAGAAAATCAAAGTAGTGAAAAATTCGAAACTGATAATTTGTGGGTGCTTATGCTTTTATCATTTCTTTTATTTAATGGAGAAAAAGAAGAAAATAGCAAAAAAGGTATTCAACCAATAATTGTTATTTCTATGGGAGATGAAAAATAATGTACAACAATCCTTATATGCCAAATTATACTGCTGGTTTTAATCAACAAAATATGAGTGATAGAATAGACGGCCAAATTGCACAATTGCAGCAATTGAAAGACCAACTTAAAAGCAATCCTATTCAATCTCAAAATCAACAACCGGCGATTAATCAAACGTTTCAACTAGCTCCAAATAATAACAACGGAATAAAATATGTAAATTCTATTGAAGATGTTCATAAGGAAACGGTTTTTGTAGATACGCCATTTTTTAGTAAAGATTTAAGTGTTATGTGGTTAAAAAATGCAGGTGGAGAAATAAAAGCGTATGAACTTAACGAAATAGTTGAAAAAGACGAAAAAGATATGCAAATAGAATTTTTAATGGCAGAAATAGAAGAATTAAAGAAAGGAATGATTAGAAATGAACAATCTTATACAAATGTTAATGAAAAGCAAATTCCAACAAATACCACAACAAATGATGAACCAATTGGAGAATCAATTAAAGAGAGCAAACCCACAAGCATATCGAGAGTTTCAACAAGCAAGAAAAAATAATGATGATCCAAATGAATACTTAAATAAAGTTATAAATGGATTTAACCCAGAACAAAAACAGCAATGGAATAACATGATGAATCAATTTAATAACCAAAATGGTATCAACACTCAAAAATAGTGTTTGATATATAAAAAAATTTTAGAAAGGAGAACAAAAATGAACGGATCAAATGGAATTGTTCCTACGGTAGATTTAGCAACTAATAATAGCAATGGTTTTGCTTATCCAGTTATGCCAATGTATGGTTATGGAAACGGTGGATTTAGTAACGGTTTTTTTGGTGGAGATGGAATCTGGGCAATTGTACTTCTAGCACTACTATTTAACAATGGTGGCTGGGGCGGATTTGGTGGAAACAATTGGGGTGGCAATAATTTAGCTACGACAGATTTTGTTTCTAGTGAATTTACTCAAAGAGATATTAGCCAATTATCTAATACTGTTACAAGTCAGTATGGAAATCTTTCTACACAACTTTGTAACTGTTGCTCAGATATTAACTCTAATATTGCTAATGGTTTTTACAATACTGCTAACAACATTTGCAATCTAAGAAGTGACGTTCTTGAAAATCGCTACGCTAATGCTTTAGGATTCTCTAATACTCAAAGAGATGTTCTAATGCAAACAACTCAGCTTGAAAATCAACTAGGAATGACAAGCTTACAAGGTTTAGCAAGATTAGATAGTTGTTGCTGCGATATTAAAAATGCTATTCGTGAAGATGGTGAACAAACTAGAGCATTAATTACTCAAAACACTATTCAAGATTTACGAGATAGATTAACTGCAGCAAAAGATGTAATAAGTGATAGAGAACAAACGGATACATTGTTATCTCGTTTACAACCTACACCTACTCCATCTTATATTGTTTCAAGCCCATATCAGTCTATTTTTAACCCTTGTGGTGGATTAAATAATAGTTGCGGTTGCGGAAACTATTATGGAACAAATTTTTAATAGCATATAGTCGATTACGACACGCTCGATTACGAGAACTTGCTAATTTTTAAAGGATAGGCATAGTTCTATCCTTATTTTTTTATGAAAGGAGAAATGATAAATATGATACAAACAATTATAAATGAACCACTTATTTTACCTAGCAATTCTAGTCCAATAGTATTTGATGAAACACCAATTAGAAGTAGATGTGCTTTTTGTTGCAATGGAGGGTGGCTAGATTATCAAGATGGAACACCTATTTTTAAAATATTTGGTAATGGATATACTGGATATTACGATATTAATTTTAGTGCTTCTGTAAGTGCTGCCGAGCCAGGTGTAGTAGCATTTGGACTTTTCGAGGACGGAATTTTAATTCCAGACACTGTAAGGGCTGTTACTATTGCTGCGGCTGATGATTATGAAACAGTTTCATTTAATAGGAAATTAAGAGTATGTCCTAGAGGTACAACAAACTTATCAGTACAAAGTGTTTCAAGTGTAATTACTCCAAGTACACCAACAACTGGTATTGCGACTACTCAACCAACTATAACAAATGCAACGTTTAATATTGCAAGATGGACTGGTAAATAATGAACAATAGTATTGTTGATAATTTGTCTTTAATACTTCAAGCATTAAGTTTACAAATATTGTTTCAAGATTATAACAATAGTGATTTGATGAACGAATTACAAAAACAAGATAGTGAATATTTAGAAAAAATAATTAAGCAGAATGAACAAATTTTAAAAATCCTTAATGAAAGGAGGTAAAAATCAATGCACGAAAGAGTAATTGATGAAACTAAAAAGTACATAAAGCAAATTTTAGATCAAGGAATAGATCAAGGAGATAATTTAAAGTATCTTGGAGAATTAATAGATATTCAAAAAGATACTTACAAAATAATTTGTATGAAGGAGGAAGATAATATGTACGGAGAATATGGAAATTATGGTCGTGGACGTAGAGCCGGATATGACAGTTATGGAGAATATGGTCGTGGTGGATATGGAAACTACGGTGATGGTTCTTATGGAGAATATAGTCGTGGAGGTTCTTATGGCAGAAGAGGAGTAGATTCTAGATACAAAGGGCATGAAAATATTGATAGAATGTATAGTGAATATGGAAGATATATGGAAGGAAAAGAAAGATACGGAGCTGGAGAGGAAACAGATAAATCATTCCATTATATGGTAAAAGCACTAGAAGATTTTATTCAAGTATTATATGAAGAAGCAGAAAGTCCACAACAAAAGCAAATGTTAATGGAAACATTACAAAGAAGTATGAAGTAACATGAGTTTTAAATACTATAATGCAAACGCTTTAAATAAGTATGAAGATGATTGCGTTATAAGGGCAATTTCTTGTGCAACAGGAAAGTCTTGGGATTATGTTTATGATTATTTAAGTGATTTAGCTCAATATGAAGGAACATTGCTTGATAAAAGAGAATTTGTTAGAAACTATTTAGATAGAACTTATAAGAGATTATATGGTATTTATGGAACGGTTGGTGAAGTATCTTTAATGTTTCCTAATGATACATTATTAATAACAATGAGAGGACATATAACATGCAGCAAACCAGATAGAAAAACAGGTTTGCCAACTATATATGATACTTTTGACTGCCGAGATAGAGAAGTAGAAAGTGTATGGATAGTTTAATTGCAAAATTTGACAAAAACAAAAGTATTTATTAAAATTAAAATGCAAATCGATTTTCTTTCATTTTTCGATTTGCTTTCTTTAAAAATTCTTTTAAATCTTTATCATATTAAAAGAACAAGTTTTATTCTTGTTCTTTTATTTTGCTTATAACTATCTCAATTCTAGGGTTATTTCTATCTATTTGCATACTGCAACCATTTAAAGATGAAACAATATTGTAATTATCATCTTCTAAAATACCATATTTGACTAAAATATCTTGAATTGCTTCTAAATAATTAGCAATATCTCTTTTTCTAGCGTCACATACATAAAATTCACATTGTAAATTAATTGGATAATTTATAGGTAATTCTCTTAAAACTGGTATATATTTTTTACATTCTTTTTCAAACTCTGTATATCTCTTGTTTTGAATAACCATTCTGTGTCCAGTTTTTTTATTAAAAACGATTTCTTGACTGTTTTTTTTCGATCTAGGATTTACTGGAATTGTAATTTTTATCATTTTTATTAATCTCTCTTTCTACTCTTAATTTAAACTTTACTTTATCTATTTCTTTTTTCACTTTTTTGAGTTTTGCAAATAATTTATCTTTAATATTTTTATCACAATAATACATATTTAGATTTCTTAAAACGCTTTTTTCTTCTAATTGCAAACGTACAAGTTTGTCCAATAATATATCTCTTTTGCTTTTATCCCTCATATTCTTACCTCAATATAATAATAACATAAATTGACTACATTTTCAAGTTATGATAATATTTAGAAAAAGGTGGTATAAATAAAATGAAAGAAAAAAAAGAAAAAAACCTAGAAATACAGAAAGATAATCAAAATGAATTAAGAAAATTAGAACAATTTTATAACGAAGGCAAAATTGATGATTTATTTAAGAATATTCAAAAACAAAAAGAAGTTTTAGTACAAGATATGATTAAATATGCAGAAGAACATAAAGAAGCTTGTAAATGGGATAAAGATGGCAATGAATTGGCTTTTGAAGTTAAAATAAATCCTTTAGTTATATCTAATTATTTTTTTAAGTCTATTGTTCCAATAGGTAGTCAAGAACCAATTTATAATGCCGAAAAATTATCAATGGTTTTTGATTATTATTGTCAAATTCTTGCAGAAGTAAATGATAAAATAGGTAATTTCCCTAGTTCTTTAACTTTATTTTGCAAATTTGCCGGTATAACATTAAACACTTTGAGGCAATATAAAAGCAGCCAAGATTATAGTATGAGAACTGTGGCAGAGAAAATATATGATCAAATTGGTGATGAAAATATAACTATGTCGCAAATGGGTATTGTTAGAGAAAGAAGTACGATTTTTAAAATGAAATCGCAAAACGAATTAGTTGAAAAAGTACAACCACAATTAAATGGAAATGTAAACATTGTTGTCGACTTAGACAAAGTTAATGAAAGAATAAATAAATATAAACAATTTGCTAGTAAAAAAGGGAAGTAAATTAAATGAAAGATACCGAAATAAAAAAAGCAATAGAAGAAACTCTTACCATATTAGAAAATAACTTTAGATATTCTTATGGAAATAAAATAAGCTTCGAAGAAATATTTGAAATGATGAAGGATCTTTATGGTTTATTTTATAATTATGAGAAAAATGTTAAGGAATGTGGTAACTTAGTTATAAAAAGATATATACCTTTACTTGATTTGTTGCTAAAAATAGATAATAATTCAAATCATAATGTTGAATATGATAAAATGCTAAAATACGCATATAAATTAGGTGCTAGAGTGAGTCTAGAACATTATATGGTATATAGAGAATGGAATGAAGAGAATGGTTTCTTTAAAATAAGATACAATATTATGCAAGGATATATTCATTATCTTGATGAAATTGAAACTAATCCAAATTTTGAAATGCTAATAGCTAATATGCCATCAGGATATGGGAAAACTTACCCAGAAAAAATTAGCGAGGCTTGGAGTTTTGGAATTGATGATAGTGGATCAATACTTTCTTTGTGTTCTAATGATACAGTTGTAAAAGGTGGAAGTAGAACTGTTATTAATGAAATAAAAAGTGAACCATTTGGAGAAGTGTTTCCAAATCTAAAATATGATAAAGATGATAAGGATTTCTTTTTAAAAGAAACAGATGGTGATTGGAAATTAAGAGGATGTAAATTAATGGCTAGTTATAATGCTTCAACTACAAATTCAAATGTAGTTGGGCAAAGAGCAAGTAAACGAATCCATATTGACGATTTATATCCAAATTACAAAGAGGCAATGAACAAGAATTTAAATGATGAATATTACAACAATTATCACACCGTATGGAAGAAAAGGTTTGTTCAAGAAGCAAAATATCACAAAATAGTAATTACAGGTACGCTGTGGGCTAGTGATGACTTTATTGCCAGAATTATAGCATTTGAAAAGGCAAAAAGAGAATTTGTAAAACATCCAAAATATCCATATACATTTATTAGTAAAGATGGGAAAGTTGCGATAATTCAAGTTCCAGCTTTAGATTACGAAACAGGAGAAAGTGTTTGTCCAGAACTAAGAAGCACCGAAAAAGTATTAGAAGATAAAGAATCAATTGAAGAGTATTTATTTCAAACGAACTTTCAACAAATACCAACCAATCCAGAGTCTTTAGGTTTTAGTTATGAAAAATTAAGACTATATCGTACAATTCCAAATACAGATTATGCTGGAGCTTATTCCGTAATAGACGCAACAAGAAAAAGCGGTAAAGACTTTTTTGCAATGCCTATATTTAAAAAAGTCGAAAACGACAACAATATAGATTATTATTTAAAAGACTGTTTATTTACTAGAACAGCCACAAAAGATATGTACGAGCCTATCGTAGATAAAATAATAGAACATAATATAATATTATTAGTAATTGAATCAAACGTAACTAGCGAATTAAAACAAAATATAGAAAAAATATTAAAAAGCAAAGGGATAACACCACCAGAAATAATAGAAAAATATAATACTATACCAAAGCCAACAAGAATTGAAAATGAAAAACATATAATAAAAAAACAACTTGTTTTTCCGGAAAAAGGAATGTATGGTGCTAATACTGACATGGGTAGATTTATGGACAATTTAACCACATACAATTCAACTGGTACAAATTCGAATGATGACGCCCCAGATAGTTGTGCTTTGTTTGGAAGCGAAATAATAGAAGAAAATAGCCAACCACAAGTTGCAGAACCTTTAGATTTTGTAAGACGATTTATATAATAAAATCGTTCTTTTTTTCGTATAATTTGACAAAATTGATGTTTTATTATACATTTATTAATTGATTTAAAGTGAGTTATACTCTAATGATAAAGGAGTGTATTTATGAAGACATTTGGCAGAACTACAATTTATGCCCCATTTACAGAAGAAGAATTTTTATCTGGATCTGATAATGACATACAAAATAAAATTTATGATATTTTAAATAATAGCATTACTATACATGAACAAAACAAAAAAGAAAGTCAATACTTGCAAAACTATTTATACGGAGATCAAGATATAAAAAACAAAGTAAAATTAACAAGAACAGATATAAATAACAAAGGTGTTGAAAATTGGGCATTTGCATTTATGGATTGGAAAAAAGCTTTCTTACTTGGAAAACCAATACAATACGCTCCATTAAACGATGTTGCAAATGACGAAATATCAAAATTAAATAGTTATGTAAATTATGAAGGAAAAGCTCAAAAAGACCAAGATTTATTTGAAGATATATTTACTTGTGGTAGAGCATTTAGATATAATGTTGGAAGCAAAATTGATGATGATGATGAAGCCCCATTTGATATTGTTAATTTAGATGTGTTAAATACGGAAGTTGTTTATTCTAACTCAATATATCACGAACAATTATTAGCCTATGTACAAACCGATATGCAATATATAGTTAGTGAAGTAAACCCAGAAACTGGAAAACCAGAAAATAGGGAAGTAAATTACGATGAATTTACAGTATATACAAGAAATAGACAATATACAATAAATAACAAGAATGGAAACTTTCAAACAATAAAATCTAGCCCTTTAATAGCAAATAAACACATTGTAACAGAATACTTTTTTAATAAAAAAAGAGAAAGTATGCTAGAACTTGTAAAAGATATATTAGATGATATAAATGATGTAGAAAACTTTGATAAGGACGATATTGAAGGATTTGTAAATGCTATTATGGTATTTACAAATGCAGAAGTAAACGAAGAAGGAATGAAAGCGATTCAACAATATGGAGCTGTTTCTATTAAGTCAACGGATCAGAAAAAAGCTAGTGTTGAACTTTTACAAAGTAGATTAAAATCTTTAGATACTCAAATATATTATTTAAGAAAACTTAGCGCATTACATAGCATTTTAAGTGTTCCACAAGCAACGCAAAATGGTGAAATTAGCAATGCCGAAACAGGTAAAGCAGTATTAACCGGACAAGGATTTACAAGTGCAAGTGTTAGAATACAAAATGAAGAAAACTCATTTAAAGAATGTGATAGAAGAGCATTAAAGGTAATTTTGAAAATATGTAAATCAAGTGCTGATAGTGGTATAAAAAATCTTAAAGTAAGCGATATTGACATTAAATTTAGTAGAGATTTGAGTGACAATTTATTAACCAAGACAACAGCTTTGTTAAATTTAAAAAGTGCGAATATACCACCAGAAATAAGAAACGCTGTTATTAATCTATTTAGTGATCCATTAAGTGTTACTAAAATGCAGGAAGCATACGAAAAAGAATTAAGAGAAATACAAAATGAATTGGACAATAGAAAATCAAATAATAACGAAAATAAAATAAATGAAACTTCTAATAAACTTCAAGATAATACGCAAATAGAGAATCAAGAGCAATAAAATGCTCTTTAAATGGGAAATAACGGTATCCGGCTGGTTCAACTCCAGCTATCCCACCTAAATATAATCTCTAATATTGTTTGTTAGTTTATCGTTAAAACTATTCGTTAAGGAGGAGATAATATGAATCGTGAAAAGGCAAGAGAAATTTTAGGAGAAAACGCTACGGAGGAACAAATTACTAATTTATTAAATCAATGGCATTTGGACGAAAGTTCAAAAATAAAAGATTTAGAAAACAAAGTAAATAACCTCACTGAGCAAAACAACAAATATAGTGATTATGACACTATAAAAAAACAACTTGATGACATTAACAAAGCTAATATGACAGAACAAGAAAAACTTGAACAAATGAAAAAAGAAGTAGAACAAAATCTAAAAAATTCAAGAATTATCGTTAATACTGCCAAAGCAAAAGATATTTTAGTAGGATTAGATTTAGATGATGACATTATTTCAATGTTAGTAAGTGATGATGAATCTAAAACTATTAATAATGCTAACAAATTAAAAGCAAAGTTTGAAAGTCAAAAAGAAATAGTCGCTAAAAAGACAAAAGAAGATTTAGTAACTATGAATGTACAACCTACAATTTCCAATGTACCTCAAACGAGTGAACCTATGAATTTTGAGAGATTTAGCAAAATGAGTGCTGAAGAGCAAAATCAATGGTTATTAGAAAACCCTAGTGGTTTAGAAAATCTTAATTAGAAAATAAAGGAGAGAAAAAAATATGGAAAAATTTAGAGATAAGATTTTTAATGAAGAAGTTTTTGAAAAATATTTAAAAACTTTACCAAGTACAAAAGAAAATTCATTAATTAAAAACAGTTTGTTTACAGTTGTAAATAAGTACAAAGCAAAAATGAGTGAGCAATCAGGAGGATATGCAGTATTAGAACCAATCAAAGGAAGATTAGGTGGAACTCCTGTAAATTATGATGGAAATACAAATATTCCTAAAGGTAGTGAAAGAGATACATTCTTCCAAAGAAAGATTTGCTATGGTCGTGCAAAAGCTTGGGGAGAATATGATTTTGCTAGTGACGTTACGGGTACAAACTTTATGGCAGAAGCACAAGAAGTTAAAGACTATTGGGATGAAAGACGTCAAGAAACAGTATTATCAATTTTAAAAGGTATTTTTGGAATGACTGGTGGTGCTAATGGTAACTTTGTTACAAAACATACATACGACATTACCAATGAAACTAATCCAAATCTTGGCGCTGATTCTATGAATAGAGCTTCTCAAAAAGCTTTGGGAGATAAAAAAGCAAAATTAGATATTTCTTTTATGCATAGTGCAGTATCAACTAATTTGGAAGGTTTAAATTTAATCGATTTCTTAAAATATACTGATAGTGATGGAATTGAAAGAGATTTAACTATTGGTACATTTAATGGTAGATTAGTAGTAGTTGATGATGATATGCCAACAGAAGAAGTAACAGAAGGTTCTGGAGATACTGCTACTACTTATACT